TCAGCTTCCTTTGCAAGCCCGCGCCTGCTCGCGCATCACGCCATAGTCGCTCATCATCTCGGCAAGCGCCGAGGGCTCCGGGAGCAGCGCGATCTCGTCGGCCGCCTGCGTCTGGAACTCGCGGCCGTACTCGACAACCGGCGGACAGACGCCACCGGCCGGAGCTTTAGAACCGACCGTCGCGCAGGCGGTCAGCGAGGTCGTCGCGATCACGAGGACGGCGAGCCGCAGCCTCCAACATACGGCGCTGAACATCATGGGTTCTCTCCACGCTTTCAAGGCGCTCCGCGACGCGTCCGGCGCGCTCACCGAAGCGTCGGAGCGAGAGCAGGAAAAGGAGCACGGCGATCGCGATGGCGCCGTAGCGCAGGGCCGCCCGCGCCCAAGGGCTGGCGGCAAGCCCGGTGAACAGAGCAGCGATCATCGAAGCCCCCGCTTCCAGTCATCGATGCGGGCGTAGATGGCGACCGCGATGCCGGCGAGGGCCACGGCGATGAACACCCAGCGCAAGGTGTCGAGATAGGGGACGAGCGGCAGGATCGCGGTCTGGGTTTCCGCCAGGACGTTCTGCGCCACCTCGACGCCAGCGGCGCCAAGCGTCGCCACGCCAGCCGCGCCACCGCCTTTCATCGTACGGCTCTCGGCCAGCACCTCTCGCGCAGGCGGGGTCTCTGCCGCGAAGGGCACGGGCCGCGCCGGGAACCGCTCGCCCCACTGCCGCGCGGGGCCGAGATCGACGTGCATGAACCCTGATCGCGGGTAGAGGCCAAAGCCGAGGAAGCCGACCTCCCGCGCCGCCGCCTCAAACGCCGCTGGATCGTGGTTCGCCATGGCAATGTCGAAGGCTGTACCGTCGAGGTGCTTCGAGTGTGGCGCGCCGCCGACGGCCCGGTTGTGCGCCGGGCTCCGGTAGGCCGAGCGGACGATCAGCGGCCTGCCAAGCTGGTCGCGCAGCGCCTGGAGCTTGTCGAGCGCTTCCTCGTTGATGCGCAGGGAGCCGGTGCCCCGGCAGGCGATCTCGGCGGGGGAGAAATTCTTCCAGCGCCATGAGCGCTCGGGCACGTCGCGCCAGTGTTTGTAGGTCATGGTCGTCATCGCAGGTCTCCAGGCACAAAAAAGCCCGCTCCTCGACGAGGGCGGGCGGTGGTCTGATGGGTCGGGCGGATCGGTTAAGGCGTCGGCCCGAAAAGCTTCAGCTTGATGGCGATGCCGGCCATCAGGGCGAGCAGGATTGCGGTGGTGATCAGCCGCACGGAGGTCTGTACGGCGGTCTGTTTCGCGAGGCGGAAACCCGCGAGCAGCGAGCGAAGATCGCGGATGTCCTCGGCGGCATTTTTGCCGTCGAGGCCAACCTCGCGCAAGGCGCGCCGTGCGCCCGTCTCGGCCGCTCGCTCAAGCAATTTTTCCAACATTTCGCCGGACAGGTTTCCGGGAGCGGTTCCGGGCATGGCGAAGCCGTCACGATCGTTGGAACGGATCATTCGGTCTTCCTTTCGTCGAAGGCCAGAGGGACAGGCCGGGCTCATGGGAACAGGCATATGGCCAAGGCATCCTTGTCTGCGCCTGCGCTGCTCTTCAAGCGAACGGATCGGTTTAAAGCCTTCCTTCAGGTCAGCCTTTCCTCCAGTTCGAGTTCGGTAGCGTATCCCTGGAAGTAGCTGTTGCGAATCGGGTTCGTGGCGCGCAGCCGGGCGATGAACACCCGCTCGGCGCGGAACTCGACATCCTCCGGGTCAGGGACAGTGAGCACCTCACCGGACAACCGGGCTTCGCGCTGCAGCGTCAGCAGGGGGCGGTGCGCCTCACCGGCAGAAGCATGCTCCAGCGTCAGACGCATGATCCTTGGCGCGGCGCCATCCTGGAACCGGCTGACCCCGCCAGGACTCCGGATGATCTGTGTATCCGGCTCGGCCCACAACCCGGCTCCATAACTGTAATTATGCTCGAACCGTACCGCCGGCCCCAGCCACAGCCGGGCGAGATCGAGGAAGCCGTCGGTGCTGGCCCCGTCATCCAGGTCGAAACGCCAGTAGCGTGCCGCCACGTCCGGCGGGGTAGCCAGCATCACGGCGGCATAGCCCTCGCGCCGCCAATTCCCCTGCCAGACATCGAGCCAGCCTGAATCCCAGGCGACGGGGCCGAGCTGCAAGGCAAGCGCGGTACTGGCGCCTTGCAGTTCGCCATCGCCCAGCCGACGGCCATAGAGCTGCAGGCGGGCGAGATGACCGTCCAGCCGTTCGCCGGCAGGACGGCTTCCGAGATCGAGGCCGGTGACGGCAGGCAGCGTGCCCGGCGTGCCTGTGATCACGGCGCCGCCATCGGCGGCGGCCGAGGCATTACCGGCGGCGAAGGCGATCCCGGCCACGGAGGCGGTATCGGCGGCGGGACTGCCGGTGGACAGCGCCGCCTGCTCGGCTCCGCCAGTGACGATATAGCCCAGCCGCGCGCCGCCGGATCCGTGGCGCAGCTCGATGGCGTTGTCCGCCGTGCCGTCATTCAGACCGGCGATGGCGACCGATCCGGTGCGCCGGCTGCGATAGGCGGCCAGCAAGGTGCCTTCCGCCATCGAGCCGTCGAGTGCCAGCCTTGCCACATCGGCGGCGCGGGTAGCGGGATCGCCTTCTGTCGGGATATAGCTGCTGGCGTCCGGCCCTTCCTCGGCCTGCGCGCCCCAGACCAGCAGCCCGCTCGTACCGTCGCCGGCATAGTTGCCGCCGGGATTCAGCAGGCGGCAGGCGGCGAGATAGGACGTCTCCCCGGCGATCGATCCGGTCAGCATGCAGCGCGCCCAGCCCCCGGCCAGCGGGACCAGCCGCGCCGAGAGCGCCGTGCCCGCCCCGCCCTGCGCGGTTGTCGCGGTGCCGGCGGCAAGGTCGAAGGTGCCTTGCGCATAATCGCCGCCGCTGGACAGCACGAGCGCAAGGCGCGTCCGCTCCGCCGGCTTCACGAACAGGCTGAAGGTGACCGCAGCGCCTTCCGTCACGGTGGCGGATTGCGTGATCTGGTGGATGCCGGTGGTGGCGCTCTCGACCAGCATGTCGGCTTGCAGGCTGCCATCCGGCGTGGCGCCGGCGTCGGCGGTGATGGTCGCATTCTGCTTCGTCCAGACGGCATCGCCGAACTGGGCGCTGCGTGCCAGCAGGTTGGTGCGCTCCCCCTCGATCAGGAAGCCGCGCGGCGTGCCGCTGGCCGGCTCATGGTCCTGCCGCCACCCATAGCGCGCGGCCAGGCTTTCCAGCCGCCAGGTGATGGTGGAGCTGCCGGTTCCGGAGACGCTGGCGATGGCGAGGCAGGCGCTGCCGCTCTGCTTCTCGAAGGCGGTCAGCGTGCCGTCGAGATAGCGGCCAGCATCCTCAGGATCGGCCAGCCGGACCGCCTCGCCGACCCGGAAATCGCGATCCTTCTGCTGCAGCACCAATTCCAGCGTGCCGGGCGGATCGAAGCCGTCGAGGTTGATGGTCAGCGGCTCGGTCAGCCCATAGCCCTGAAGCCGGCCGTTCCGGTCGAAGCGGGTGGCGAGGCTGGACCGGGTGAAGGCGATGCGCGGATCCTCCGGCCCATAGCCGGTGAAGTCGAGATCGAGAAGCGGTCCCGCCAGGCGTGCATCGTCGCCGGCCCGCACACGATAGCGCGCCGTGGAGCCGGGGCAGCCGGGGGCGGGGGCGGCAACCGCCCCGAACAGGGCGGCCAGGCCGATCGCTTTCGCCTCGCCCAGATCCGCGACAATGGCGGTGTCGGCGGTCCGGTTGCCCAGCGTGCGCGCCGCCTTCGACAGGCGGTCATCCGCCAGTGCCGTTTGCGGCAGCGATTCTGCCCAGCGCCCGCCGGCGAGATCCGCGCGGTCAGCCTCGTTCACCCAGCCGATCAGAAGCTTGCCCATGTCACCCCCAGGCCTGCAGGATCGCGCGTCCCTGCGCGTGGGATTCGGTCACACCGATCAGGATCAGCGGCCGGCCCGCCGCATAGTCGAGGAAACATTCGTCGCGATAGGATATCTCGTCGCCGAGCCAGGGCGCGCCGGCCAGGAGATACTCATCTACCGTCACCTCAAGCTCGACCAGGTCCCGGCGGACAGACATCAGCGCCAGCTGCCGCTCCGCCTCCCCATCGGCATCCGTCTCGCTCTCCAGCAGCGTCATGCGGCGCAACTCGGCGGACAGCGGATGCTTCCGTTTCACCGCCGGCGCATCCCGCTGCACAATTCGGTATTCCTCCTTCAGAAAGGCGCGGCGGTCGGCCGAGACGCTCCCGGCCAGCTGGTCGCCTTCCTGTACCGTCCAGTTGCGCCGCCAGCCCAGAACCACGCGATGGTTCGGCAGACCCTGGCCTTCGTCATTGCGCGACAGCAGCCGCACATCCTGGACATGAGTGCGGTCGAACGTGGCTGCCGGATTGCCCGTGGGGGCTTCCAGCCGCCGGACCGCCAGCTTGCCGTCGCGGGTGAAATACCAGAAGCCGCCGATACTCCCGCAGATCAGATCGAAGGCCTCGGCTATTGTCATCTCGCGGTCGATGAACAGGCCGAGGCCCATGCCGGACGTTGCCTCGTTCAGCGTCTGGAAACTGGCATGGTCGAGATCGAGGAAATCCACCAGCTCGGAACGGGTGACGGCGATGGTGCGCAGCATGTCGGCAGGCTGCGCCGTATAGCTCGACGGGTGCAGTGTGCCACCGGTAATGATGCCGTTCTTCGCCACACCGCCCAGCTCGATCTGCGCGCCCCAGGCATAGATTGCAGCGGCTTCCCCGAGACTGAATATCCCGGGCGACACGCTGGAACCGGAGACGGTCTCGGTCAGGGTGTAGCGCCGCCAGACCTCGTCCAGATGGATTGCCTCCTCGGTTGCCGCCTCGATGCCCATGCCCAGCGTGACGCTGCCAATGACGCTGCGTAGGTAGATGGAGAAGGTGTAGGGCTGACCGGCCGTGACGCTGACGCTCTGGCGGAAGCCCGCCCCGTCATCGGCGGGGATGTCGATGCGCTCGGCGGTATAGCCGCCATTGGGGCCGATAATGACATCGTTCTCGACCGTGACGCCTTCATCCTTGGTCCAGGCCGGATTCATGAACTGCTCCGACCACAGGAACAGGTTTTCCAGCCGCTCGCCCGACACCTTGGCAGTGATGGTGCCGGCCGGGCTGCCGCCCAGCGTCACGAAACCCTCGGTCACATTCTCCCGGTACTGGCCAGCGGCGGGCGTGCCGGTGACCTTGGAGAGGGCGGCACCCCTGTCATAGACTTCATCCACTGAAAAGATCGATCCACTGTGCGCACCATAGCGCAACGCCGCCGTGTTCAGCGGCGCCAGCGGCACATTGTGGCACAGGCCGTAGCACAGGATCTTCGGTCGGCCCCTTATATCCTGTGGCGTACCCTCATTGCCGGTCGGGCCGCTGTTGGTGCCGGCGTAGGTCTCGCGCTGGATCGGCACCTCGAACTGCGCCTGCCGGTCGCGCAGGAACAGATGAAACCGCGCATCGCGCCATTCCGCCTGCGCTGCCGTGCCGGAAAACAGCAGGACAAAGTCCCGCCACCGCCCGCCCGCAGGCCCGCGGAACAGCCTGAACCGGCGGCCGTCCCAGCCCGCCTCGGCAAAGCGGTCGAAGAACCGGTCGGCATTGTTCAGGATCATCTCGCCCCCGCCACCCGCCGACCGGCCGCCGATCCGTCCATCGCGGAAGGCGAAGGCCTGAAAGCTGGGAGGCTCGACGATCAGCGGCATGGCCTCGATGCCGGGACGGTCGGGATCGTCGGGGCCGGTTCGCCAGCGACCGGTTGCCACCAGCAGGGTTCTGGTTCCCTCGGCCCGCCAGTCGCTGTAGGTGCCGTCACCGGAAACCGACTGTACATCCAGCGCCAGGCGGCGATCCGTCTGGACATAGGCCACGACAACCGCGTCCAGCCGCGCCGCGCCCGTCACCTCGTGAACGGAAACCCGCATGCCGGGCTCGAAAGGCTGGTCCGTCGCCAGCACCAGCTCGACTGGGCCGGTTCCGACCGTGATCCCGGAGGTGCTGGTGCCGACCAGATAGAGGTCGATTTCGGCAAGATAGATCGCATTACTCATCGGATGGCTATCAGCCTCCCCAGCTGCTGCCGCAGGTCGGTCATCTCACGGCGCATCGCCGTCAGCTCGTTGCGCGACTGACCTTCCTCGCGGCGCACGGTCTCGGCGGAGGCGCTGCCGGCCTGCTGAATGGCCGCGGAGAGTGCCTGCTGCAGCGCGCGGATGTCCGCCCGCAGCCCCCTGATCTCTCCCTCCGGCATGGCGCTGCTGCTGCTGCCGGAGCGGATCATGTCGACCAGCCGTTCGGGTGAATAGATGCGGGCCGGGCCGGTCACTTCCAGTTCCGGGCCCCGCTCGCCGACCAGGCGCAACCCGCCGGCATGGGTGCCGCCATAGGCGAAGGCCGGCGTACCGCCTGCCGCGATCAGGGCAGCCCGATAGGCGTCCCGGAAATCGGAGTCGCTGGCGATGCGGGCCTGCACCACGCCGCCACCGGCGGAGGTCTGGCCGAGGCTCACCAGGATGGCGTCCCGGACCTCGCGTGGCACGCCCTGGATCAGGTCGCCCGACGTGCCGACCGTGGCGCCATAGCTGCCCGGCACATAGCTCACACTGCCACCGCCGGATCCGCCGCCTCCGGACCCGCCAGTGCCGGCGCCGAGCTGTGCGTTCTGGATCGCTGCGGCAATCTCTGCCAGGAGGGCATTGGCCTGATCGAGACTGGCGATCACCAGCCGGTCGCCATTCACCAGCTGGTCGAGGCGGTCCAGCTCGGCGCGGGTAGCCGCCAGCTGCTGCTCACCAAGCGACAGATGCCGTCCGGCCAGATCCTCACTGTCGCGCAGGACCTCCTGCACTCGCTCGAAATCCCGATAGTAATCCTCCGAACTGGCGTAGAAGGCCCGGCTCGCCTCCAGCAGACGGCGGCTGGATTCCGGCAGTCCGGCCAGCGCCTCCTGATCACCCAGACGGGCCCGGCGTTCCAGATCGTCGAACTGCCGGCGGGCTTCTTCCAGCCGGTCAGCCGGTGACAAGGGCGACAGCGACTGATCCACCAGCAGTCCCTCGCGGGCGCTGCGCAGCTGCGCCGCCAGCCGGCGCCAGCCCTCGACGATGCGCTCCTGCTCATTCAGGAACTGCCGGGTCGCGCGCAGCTGCGTATCGATCTGGTCGCGCTGCTCCGCCGACAGGAAGGCCGCCGCTTCGCCCATCTGCGACAGCAGCGCGGTCGCCGCGCGGACGATCGGCGCATTGTCCTCGATGGTGCTGTAATACTCGATGACGTTGCGAAGCGTCTGGCCGTCGACCCCGGACAGCGCCTCGCGCAGCCCGGCATCGCGCAGGGTCCGCAGTGTGCCCAGCACCTGGTCGGATACACCCAGCTCCGCCGCCGTGTCGCGCTCCGCCCGGAAACCGGCCAGCACATCGCCCAGCCCGCCCGTGAGCCCGCCATTCAGCCCCATGCCGCGCGCCGTCACCCCGCGCACGAAATCCCCCGCGACCTTCTGCTGTGCCCGCTCCAGCGCCGCGATCCCGGTCTCGGCGGAGATCCCGACCTCGGCCAGCAGCGGGCCGATCTCCTCCATCAGCGCCGCGATCCGCCGCCATTCGGTCTGCACCGGCGTCAGCGTCTCATAGGTCGCCTGGCGCAGGCCGATCAGGATCTCGACATAATCCCGCGTCGCCTGCGCGGCACGGCCGGTATCCAGCCCGGCATCGGCGGCGTTGCGGCGATAGGTCTGGATATCCTCCAGCGTGCCCAGCACCTGGTCGCGCACCTGCCCCTCGATGACGTCGCCGAGTGACAGGGCACCCTGCGACAGCGCCTTCAGGCTGCTCTCGAAATTCTCGGCAAAGCCCAGCAGCTCGGCGCTGCGCTGCAGCCCCAGCTCGACGAAATCCAGCCCGTCCACCACCTTGCGCGCATTCTCCGACAGGCCTTCGGAGCGCCGCAGAATCTCCTGCAGCATGCCGGCAGTCAGCTGGTCGGCGCTGTCGAACCTGCCCTCATACAGCTTGTCGGCGCGGTTGACCGACCCGTCCGGGTTGGTGCCGAACAGCCAGCCCCGGCGGCCGTCGCGGCTACCGGTGGCGAAGTCCACATAGAGACCCTTCGGCAGCTGCGCGCCCAGCGTGCGGGTCAGCTCATCCAGCGAGGCCTCGAACACGCCCTGGATCTGGTCGCGCTCGGACCTCGTCTGGTCGTTCGCCTTGTCCTCGGTCTTGATCAGGCGGCCGCCCAACGGCCCCTGGAAGCTCGCCGTATAGTCCGACGGCTGGCCGCCGAACAGCTTGCCGAGCACGAAGGGGGCGGCGATCGCCATGATTGGCAGGGCCACGGAGAGCATCGGCGCGATACCGGCCAGCGGCGCCGCCGCCGCGATACCCACATTGCTGGCGCCGCCGGCGACGGCGGAGACACCCAGGCTGGCCGCCGTGGCGCCGCCGGCCATGGTGCCGACGGCCGTTGCGCCGAAGACGGAGGGCAGGGCACTCGCCAGCCAGTTGCCGTTATGCAGCATCTGACCGAAATCCCAGGCCGACTTCGCGCCGGAAATGGTGGACAGCATCCCGCCGCCATTGCCCGATACCATGTCGCCCAACGTCGGCAGGGTGGCGCTGCCGGTCACCGCGTTCTTCAGCGGGTTGATCGCTGCCAGCTGGATGAAGCTCTGATACAGCTCCGATGCCATGGCGCGGCCGATATTGCCCATGTCGAGCAGGTCGCGCTTGCCGGTGGCCAGCGCCTGCGTCAGCGATTCGCCGATCCGGTCGAAGCCCCGCGTCAGGCTGTCGCTGAAGAAGCTGCCGGCCTCGCGGGTGCGCGCCAGCTCGTCCTGCGCATCCACCATCTCCGTTGCCAGCTTGCGCGCGGCCTCGGCCGTCAGCAGCGTATCGCGGCGCAGCAGCGCCTGGGTCTGCTGTACCACCTTGTACTCGCGGTCGGAGATCTTCAGCGCCGCCGTCAGGGCGCGGGTCTCGCCGATCTCGCGCACCGTCGCCTTGACCAGGTCCTCGCGTTCCTTGATCAGGGCCAGCGCGCGCTTCGAGGCATCGGACCGTGCCTTCTCATCTTCGACGGCCGCGGCGGTCGCGGCCTCGGTCGCCAGCTTGCGCCGGTTCAGTGCCGCAGCGATCTGCCCTTCCAGCTCCACCTGCTGGCGCGCCTGCGGCAAATAGCGCTCCACCAGCGCGCGCAACTCCTCCTGGCTGAGGCCGGTCAGGCCCAGCTGGGCGGCATGCGCCTTTGCCGCCTGCTCGGCGATCTTCAGCGCCTTTTCCTCGCGGTCCAGCGCTGCGACCTGCGCCAGGCTGCCCTGGCTGGCCGCAAGATACCGCTCCTCCAGCGCGGCGATCGCCCGCGACAGATCCTCGGCCGCCTTGATCGTCGGCTCGATCTGCGCCGGCGCCGGTGCGGGCGCCCCATCGGGCGGCCCCTGCAGATAGGCACGGCGCGCTTCCAGCCCCCGGATCGCGCGCTCGACCTTCTCCAGCTCGTCGCGCATCCGGACCAGCGCGTCCGGATCGCCGAACAGCTGGTCGAAAAGCCCGCCGCCGGCATGCTCCTGGCTGCCGATGGCCTGACGCAGCCGTGTCGCCCGTTCCTGCAGCTCGGCGAGGTTGCGCTCGACGGTGACCAGCGAATGCTCTTCCGGCGGCTCGAAGGCGTCCCACAGATAGCGGGCCTCCCTGGCTGCTGACAGCAGCTTGGTAGCGACCCCATCAATGAGCGGCGTCAGTTCCAGCAACGCCACCTTCAGCTTGGTATCCATCACCTGCGCCAGCGTGCCCAGCTTGTTCTCGGCCTCAGCGGCCTTCGCCACCATCTCGCTGTCGATCACCAGACCCAGGTCCCGGGCATCCTGCGCGAAGCGGTCCAGACCGTCCGCCCCGTCCTTCAGCATGCGCAGCATCGCCACGCCTTCCGAATCGAACAGCTTGAAGGCGATGCGCACCCGGTCGGCCTCGGTCGGCACACGCTGCAGCGCGTCCGCGACCTCGCGCAGCAGCTGCTCCGCCGGCTTCATCTGGCCGTTGAAGTCCCGGGCCGACACGCCCAGCTCGTTCAGCGCGCCCAGCGCCTCGCCGGTGCCGCGCGCGGCCTCGGCCGAGCGGCGGATGAAGCGCTGCAGCGCCATGTCGGCGGTGCCGATGGCAATGCCGCTTTCGGTCGCCGCGAATCGCAGCTCCTGCAAGGCTTCGACATTGATGCCCAGCGTCTGCGCGACATCGTCCAGCGCCGCAATCTCCCGCGCGGCGCGCAGGAAGCCGGCGAATGCCAGCGTCACCGTGCCGATACCGGCGGCGGCAGCGATCCCGGCCGGCCCCAGCGCCCCCAGCACCGTGCCAGCGGGGCCCACACGGGCGGCCAGGCCGGCAATGCCGTCGCGTGCCGATCTGCTGGCCGTGTTCAGCGCCAGCAGGCCTCGCGTCGGCTCCTCGGTTGCACGCGCTATCTTGCGCAGCGCCAGCTGGCCCTCGGTCCCCAGCTCCTTCAGGGCCTTTTCCACGACCTCCTTGTCGCGGATCGACAGCCGGATCGCCACGCCCCTCGACTGCCCGCCGGATCGAAATGCCATGAAACACCCTTCGGACACGAAAAACCCCGCCGAAGCGGGGTTCTGTTACCAGCAAAAAATCAAAAATGGCGATTCACCTAATCGGCCTCACCGCCCCCATTAACTGCGCGCGCGACCGTGCGGTAGAGAGTGTCGAGCGCCCGCTTTTCTGCCCGCGCCACGTCCAGCACTTTCGGCAGCGTCACCTGCGGCAGCAGGATGAAGATCGGCACCGTCGTGCGCCCCCTCAGCCTTGTGTAGGTCCCGGTCCTGGAGCGGGTGACATTGGCCCGGGCGACGCCCCTGCCATCCAGCCGCGCATTATCGGCCACCAGCAGCGAGGGCGCGCCCTGCCGGTACACCAGCCGCAACCGCTGGCCGTGCCCGCGTTCCCACTCGCCCGGCGTCAGCCGCTTGCCGCCACTGCCACGGCCCGCCGCCTCGGTCGGCACCGCGAGGAAAAAACCGTCGCGCGACCGGATCGTCATCCCTTCATCGAAGGCCCGAACGATCTCCGGCGCCTTGGAATAGACCAGCGCCGCCGGCCCCAGCGTCTGCTTGTGACGCGCGGGATAGATCTTGTCCTGCCAGGTACGGGCCAGACGTTCGCCCATCCCGGCCCCGGTCACCTGGCCGCGCAACTCCTGCTTCAGTCCCGTCGATGCCTCGGTGACCCCGGCCCGCAACCTGTCGGCCAGATCGCCCCGCTCGCGGGCCAGCACCTCGGTCAGATTGCCTTCCAGCGCCGATCCCAGCCTCATGACCGGTCCTTTTCCTCGAACGGACGCACCGCCTCGCTCATCAGCGCGAAGGCGTCCAGCATGATCGCCGCCTGGTCGCCCGTACCGCCGGCTTCCGGCAGATGCCCCACGCCGCCAAGCCCGCCACCGCGATACTGCCCCCACAGCCTGACCATCGCCCAGTCCTCCGGGTTCAGCCGCAGCACCGGATTACGCTTGTAACGCCAGCCGGCGATCTCCCAGCAGCTGCCATCGACGGCCCGGCCCTCCGCGTCCATCATCTCGTCGCCGAAATCCCCGGGGCGCAGGGCCGCCACGGCGACGATTGTCAGTTTTTTGCCGTCTGCTCCGGGATCTGGTGCATCAGTTCCAGCGCCTTGCGGCCGATGGCAGCCACATGCTCCGGCGGCAGGGCCGACAGGCAGGCCGTCGTCACCCGGCCGGCCCGGGCCTCATACCTGATGGCCAGCCCCTCCCAGCCCCGCAGGAACAGCTGCGCCGCCACGATGGGCGCGGTGCGGGTATAGCGCTCCCGCGCCGCCAGCAGGGCGTCCAGCTCGGGGAAGTGACCGCGCAGCTGCGCCGTCATGTCGCCGATCTGCACCTCTAGCGCCGCCGGCCAGCGCTCCTCCGGCAGGGCCTCCGCCTCGTCCAGGATCTCCGTGAGATCGGGCTGCTGCTGCGGCTCGACGCAGAATTCGACGGCACGACGCAGGGCGCGCACCACCTCCCCGCCTGCAGGGAAGCGGCAGCCATGCTCGGTCATTGCCGCCGGGAAGGCGGCCCGCTGGAAGGCATCGGCAGCGGCGATCAGATAGACCGGCTCTTCCGGCTCCGCCTCCTTGCGGGTCTTCAGCGCCGCCAGCTCCGCCTCGCCTTCCTCCAGCATCCGCTGGAAGCGCTTGCGATCCGCAGCCCCGCCAGAGGGGCCAGCGGCCGGGTTCTCGGCGGCATCGGCCTTTTCCTCCATCCCGGAGGCGACGGCGCGCAGCGCTTCCAGCTCACGCTCGCCCCGCGCCACCGCTTCCGCCAGGACCTGGAAGCGCACCGGCGTTTTTGCACTGACAGGCAACATCACCACACCTGCAGGAAGAGGCCGCTATCCTGCCCCTGGGCGAAGAAGCCGGTCTGCTCGGTCTGCACCCCCTGACGGTCGCCCGGCTGGTAGGAGGTGTAGAGCGCCGACGGGATGGTGAGGCCGACACGCTGCCCCGGCCGGGAGGCCGACCCGCCGGCCAGGCGGGCGGCGACCGGCTGCGCCGTGCCGTCACGGAAGGCGGTCATCAGGTCCCGCGTTGCGACCAGCGTCGCGTTCGGGTCCATCGACCCGGCCATCCGGCGGCGGGTGATGATCGGCGCGTCGAAGCCCTCCTGCCCATTCGGGTCCGGTGGGAAGATCACCTCATTGCCCAGATCGACCGACAGGGTCTGCAAGGCCGCGCGGCGCCTATTCACCAGCATGGCCGAATTCCGCCAGATGCCCGGGCGGGTACCGTCATAGGTGACGGAAGGAACCGCCGCATCGGCCTTTTCGCTCATGAGCGCCGAGATGGTGTAGGTGCAGCGCGCGGCGCCGCCGGCGGTCTGCTCGATCGACAGGGTTGCCTTGGCCCCGGTGCAGCGATAGACCACGCCGTCCATGTACAGCGCGACGGACGCCGCCGGGATCGAGCTGCTGGCCGGCGCATAGCGGATATTGGCCGGGATCGAGGCGACCGTGCTGTCGCTGAGCGGCGTCGAGAAGTTGTCTGACAAGGTCGCCACCCGGCCCGCCGTATAGTCGAGGATCTGGCTGATATACGCCGTGGCCGGATTGCCCGACAGCGCGACCGGCATGCCGCGATAGAGCTGCGCCGTATCCGCCCAGGGCGCCTGCAGGGTGATGCTGTCGGCACCGCCTGCGGTCGCCTCCACCGCCGCAATACCCCGACGGAGGGTGACATTCTCCCCGGCCGCCTCATCCACCATCGCCGTTGCGCCGGTCAGCCGCGCCACCACGATGGCGCCCGCCGCCGAGGTCGTGACGATGAACTCGCCGTTGTTCGCCTCATTGGCAAAGCCGGAGACATGGATCACCGTGCCGACGGTCAGCGCCGCCAGCCCGTCGCCGCTGTCGGCGATCTCGGCCGAGGCGCCGGTGACCGAGAAAGTCACGCCGGTGATATCGGTACGGGTCTGGGTTGCCGCCATGCCGGCGATGCGCATCAGCAGGTCCCATTCCGGATATTCGCCCGGAACGCCGGGGCCCTTCAGATAGAAGGAACCGCCGATGGTGACCTGCATGCCGCCGACGATCGGCGCGGTCGAATCGAGCGAGCCCTGCACCTCATCCGTCTCGACATTCTGCGTCGTCGGGTTGATCGTCGGGGCCTCGACCAGGATGCCATCAGTTGCCGGATCCGGAGCCTCATAGGTGCCGGGCACCGATTCCTGCTTCAGCAGCAGCGCGCCATTGCGGGTGCGGAGAGTGGCCATATCGGATTACTCCTTCTTGCCAGAGGACGTGGCGCCAGAGGATGTGGAAACGGGCTTGCCGGCGGGTACACCGGACCTGACAGGCCGGGTGACGGCCTCGGCCCTGGCGGGAGCCGCACCACCGACAGCAGGGCCAGAGGGCGTCGCAGGCGGAAGTACGGGCTTTGCCGCGGCGGCCCCGTCGATCAGCTCATGGCGCAGCGCGCCGCCGCCCGGCACGGCGGCCCGGCGGAAGGTCGGAATGGTCATCTGAACCTCCATGAAAAAACCGCGCGGGGCGCGGCGGGTTGGCGGGTGGCCCTGTTCCCTGTGGTCGGGCACCGCGCGAATCGTCAGTTAGGCGCTGGTTCGTAAGGATCGCCGTCATCGGTCGCGTAGGTGATGGTCAGATTGAGCGCGAAGACGATGCCTGCCTCCGTGCCTTCTTCACGCACCAGCTCCTGCGCGAAGCCGGCCTCCTCGATATCGACCGTAAGATTGCCGAGCGTCGTATCGGCCAGTGCCGCCGCCAGTGTCTGGCCGTAGAGAGTGCTGGCCGCCGTACCCAGATCCTCGTCCCGTCCGGCCGCGACATGACCCTCCAGATAGGCGGTAAGTCGGAAGGGCCAGAAATGCGTGGCGCGGCCCTCGATATCCGGCTCATGCCCGCCATCGATCAGGATGACGGCCGGCATCGACTTCCGGTCGGGCCGGCGGCGGCGGTTGCGTGTGACACTGATGCCCTGCGGCGCCAGGCTGGCCAGCAGCTGCTGGTGCAGGGCATCGAGGCATCGCTCGCGGACTGTCATCTCCGGCATGGCCTACGCCTCCTCATCCGGGGCAGGTACAAGCCAGAGCCGCCACAGCAGCCGGTCCGCCTCCGGCCGCGCCGCCATGTCGACCCGCAGCGTCTCATCCACACCCCCATTGGCGTCCAGAAGATCGACCAGGTCACCTTCATCGACCGACGGCAGGACCGCCACGCGGATCTCGCCGATCCGCGTCGTGCTGCCGGTGCCGGTCTGCATCAGGGGGATCGCCGCATCGCCTGTCATCCAGGCCATGCGGCAGGGGATGGGATCGCCGCCGGCCGCCAAGCGAACCCGGACATCCACGGCCATGAACGGGTCCGAATGGATCGTGGCCAGCATCGAATCCCAGGAACCACCTCCCGTGCCGACACTCATCCGGCACAACCTTCGCGGAATATTCCCATCATCGGATCGCCGACATCAGAAGCTGCCATTGAGGCGCACCCGTCCGACAGTATCCGATGCGCCACCGCCGACGGCCTCGACCGCGGCGCCGATCAGCGTGTTGGAGGTCGCAGTCTTGGTGACCACCTTGGTGGTATTGTCCCAATAGACCTTGTCACCGGTCGACCAAGCCTGCGAGGCCGTCTTCGCCAGATCGAAGATGCCGACGAGACTGGCCTCAACACTCTCGCCATTGGCGGCATTCCCGGCGGCAATACCGAAAATGGAGCCGACGAGCAGGCCGTCACCGGACATGACATCATAAGGTGCCGTCAGGGTGATCGTGTTGCCGGGCTGGACATAGTTGCGCATGTGTTACTCCTTTTGCGAGCTTGCAGATGGTACGAATATTTCCTACTTTTGGGGCGGGAGGATCTGGAAGATGACCGAAAAGATCAGCGTTTCCCTCACCGACGAGCACGCCAGGCTTCTGCAGGACGCTGTGAAGAGTGGCGATTACGCCTCGTCCAGCGAGGTCGTCCGGGAAGCACTCCGCGAGTGGAAGACCCGCCGCCTCCTGGGCCGAATGTGGGACGAGGGCATCGCCAGCGGTCCTGATGAGCCCAATACGACCATGGACGACATCAAGGTCGAGGCACGCCGCCGCAAAACCCTTGTCTGATCGTCCATGGCACGGATCTCCTTCACCCGACGGGCCCGCGAGGACCTGATCGAGATATGGATGCACGTCGCCGAGGATGATCCGCAGGCTGCCGACCGGCTCCTTGATCGGCTGAACGAAACGGCCGCCCGCCTTGCCGAACACCCTGAGATGGGCGCGGCCCGCGACGACATCCGCCCAGGCCTGCGCTATCTGGTCAGCGCGCCATACCTTCTGCTCTACCGAACCACCGATGTCGGGGTGGAGATCGTTCGGGCCGTGCACGGTCGCCGCGATCTGTCTGGCCTGTTCTAAACAGGCTTACGCGCCAGGATTCTTGTAGAGGCCACGCCAGTCGATGGCCTTGGCACCGAAGTCAAGGCGGCACTTGATCTCTACCCCGTCGACGTCGAAACCGTTGCGAGTCTCGATGTAGGCGCCCTGCTGGCCTTCGAGATAGGCGTACTCGATCGTGTCGATCTGGCTCGGACTGGCCGCCAGATACCAGGCCGTCTCGCTGGCCGCATCGAGACGCGGCTCGGCGATGGGCGAAAGCGTGCGGATCGATTGCGGTACCACGTTGCCGCTCTCGGCGGGAACGATGTTCTGGGCCACCAGCTGCTCGGCCTTCAGCTCCAGCGCGGCTGGCACGATCAGGAAGGCGGGGCGGATGTTGAGCACCGTCTTCCTGTCTAGCCCGGTCTGCTTGCGCATCGCCGCGCGCGCCGCGCCCACGCTGTCCACCCCGAGCGCTCCGCCAGTGCCGGCAAAGTTCTTATGATTGGCATGGAAGAGCGCCGTTCCGTCCGCCATGGCCGGATTCGATGTGACGATGTCCCAGACCACGTCGCTTTCGAGCTGGGCGATCGAGTTGCCGTACATCGCCGGAATCCGGGTGAAGGCGTCGAGATCGTCGTTGATCAGTACCTGTCGGGTGATGGCGACCACGCGCCCATAGGTCTCGATGCGGTAGCTCTCCTTGCTCTCGCCGAGGGTGCCGCGCTTGAACTCTCCACTCTCGCCGACCTTGAGGAGCTGCGGCGCCTCGCCCAGCTGGACCCGATGCATCGCCTTGAAGTCGGTGGCGAGTACCTGGCGGCAGAAGAGCGGGAAGGTTCGCGGGTAGGCCTCGTAGGCCTGGCGGAGCGTCTTGTTGGTGACCGCCGCGAGGATCTCGGGGAAGTCCGAGGTCGAGTGCAGCGCGCGGGTCGCCACCTCGTCGCGAGAGAGGCCGCGAGTGCTGGCACCCGTCGTCTCAAGACTTTCGCGGGCGAGCTCCATCAGCGTCATGCCGCGATACTCGCGTGCCGCGTCCTCGAGCGGGAAGAGCGTCGGGCTGTAGCGGTGCAGCAGCGCATTGGCGACGGCCTCGCGGCGGGTGACCGTCGCGTCGCGCCCGCCGAGCGGGATCGAGACATGGGGGAAGGTCCGGGTCTCGTCCGACTTCAAAGCGACCTGGTCGAGGATCAGCCGGCGCGCCTCGTTGATGGAAACACCGCGTCTGATCAGGTCGTCGGCGAAGCCGCGTTCGAGCTGGAGCTTGTCGACCAGGCCATGGATCGTGGAGACGCGCTCGCGCTCCTGCACACGTGCCTCGCTGACCAGAGCATCGGTGTCAACGCTCCGGCTGCGATCCTCGGCCGCCAGGCCGGTTGCGGGCTTCGTCGCGCCAGGCTTGGTCTCAGCCGCGCGGGTCTGTGTGTCGCTTGCGCGGACCTTCGGTTCGGCAGCGCCGGTCTGGTCATCAGTCATCTGGGTCTCCTCGGCCATTTCCGTGGTGTTGTTCTGATCAGCCTTTACGGCCGGGGTCTCGGTCTTGTCGGTCATTGGGGATGCTCCTTGGTCTATGGGGGCGTCCCGGCGTTGGAGGACGCAGGTCTGGTACTCGCGGTGCATGCGGAAGCCGGCGGCGGGATCGGCACCGACCGGCACCGCAGAGATCTCGAACGGGGTCCAGTCCACCGCCCGCCAGAGTTCGCGCTGGCCGTCGGGTTTCGATATCTCGAAGCGGTGGACCTGATAGCCGACGGAGACCGCGCGGATGTGCCCGGCCTCGATGTCGCGCCAGATGTCGTCGACGGCGTTGCGCTCGGAAAGCCGGATGCGGGCGATGCCCTGGCCGTTTTCGATCCGCGCCGAACCCGGCACGACAGAGCCGATCACCGCGTCGAGATCGTGCGCCTCGTGCACCTTGAGGAAGGGCGCGCCGGCGTTCAGTCGCTCGAGCCGTACATGGTCGGGCGCCATGCTGAGCTCCTCGTCATGCGGCTCGCCGAAAAGCGAGGCCCGGCGCACGCGTGCGCCGGTCGACCAGATCACTTCAACGCTGCGTGTGTTCGGGTCAAGGCTGTCCGGCGCAAGCTCCGCCGACCGGCGGAAGGCCGGTAGTTCGATCATCTGCTCCATGTTTGAATCCTCTTCAGGCTCCGTCGCCGTGCGCATCGTCCGGGTCGGTCGTGGTGTCGGCCGGCGCATTCGTTTGCGCGCTGCCGGTCTTGGTGACGCGGCGCGGATCGCTGTCGAGCACGAGGCGAAGTTCGTCGAGCCTGGCGTTCGTCGCCGCGATCTCGGCCAGCACCGCGTCAGGGTTGCGGCCCTTCCGGGCGATGGCCTCGGCGAGCGTCATGGTGCCGGAGCGGATGGCGAGCAGGTCAGCCATCGCGTCTTTCTGCGGATCTACCGCCTCAAACTTCGGCGGCGACCATTCGACCGACACGTCGGGCGTCGGGATGCGGCCTGCTGCCCACGCGGCTTCGATGAACCAGCGCCAGACCGGCTGACAGAACATCGGGATGAAAATCTGCCACTGGACGGCATCGATCATCCGTCGGAACTCCACGAGCCCCGCCCGGATCGAGGAATAATTCACCTGGGACAGATCGCCGGTCAGCAGCTCGTAGGGCACGCGGAACCCGGCCGAGACCGTGTGCAGGCTGGCGCGCTTGTACTCACCGTAGCCGCCGGCAGCGGCGGGCTGGTTGAAGCGGATGTCCTTTCCGCCGCGGGCATAGGCGATGAGTCCCGGCTCGAACTGCTCCACCCGGTTTCCGTCGACATCGACGACCGCGGGCGCGATGCCCTGCTGGGCCTCCTCTTCGCCGAAAACGATGGCGGTGACGCAGGCCTCGGTCTTCTTGCGCACGATCTCGGCCACCTCGTAGTCGTCGAGATCGCGCAAGGCCCGGATCACCGGTGCGCCCCAGGGCACGCCGCGCGCCTGCGTGCGTTGTTTCTCGTAGACATGAGCGATCTCGGATGCCGGTACCGCCCGGCTGGTGACCCCGCCCGTGAGACCGAGCATCGCATCGCCCGGATGGGCGCCGAATAGCCAGTATGCGCGGCGCCGGCCAAGAGCGTCGAACTCGACCCCCTGGACTGCCTGGCCCGACCCAAGCGCTCCGTTGCGCGTGGTATCGAGGAAATCCGCCTCCAGCAGCTGCAGCTGCACGGGCGGCATGACGCCGTCGCCGATGCGTCGCGAGCGGCGGCGGACCAGAATCTCGCCGGCCTCGACCATCTCACGGCAGGCGAGGGTCTGAAGGCCGTAGAAGTCGAGCTGGCCGTCGGCATCGCAGGCTTGCGCCCAGATCTCGAACAGCCGATCGACTTCACGATCGAGCGCATCATCACCACTTGCGGCGCGTGGCATGATGCCGGCGCCGACGATGTTGTTGACGAGCACCGAGACCGCCTTGGCGGCATGCGGGTTGTTGCGCACAAGGTCCCGCATCCGGTCGCGGAGCAGCGCGCCCGCGCGGCCGATCTCGGCGTCCGCCGAGGAGCCCGGTGCATGCCAGCCATCGGTGCGCCGCCCGCGGGCCGCGCCCTCGTAGGAGCGAGCGAGCCCTTCGAACGCCTGCCGTGCGAGCACGCGCCGTGTCGCCGCCCGCGGCGCCACCGCCGCAATGGCCCGGTCGAACCATGACACCGACATCAGCGGTCTCCGCGCGAGAAGCCGGCAAAGCCTGCGATCGGGCGCTCGGTTGTTCCGGCAATCAAGCGTTCGATGGTCCGGATTCGCCCGAGCAGATCCTCGGCCGAACCGTACTCGACGGACTTGCCATCATAGCTCACCCGGGTCGTTCCACTCGCATAGGCGCGCCGGAGCGCCGCGAGTTCTGCTTCGGTCCAATCGGCCATCTAGAACCATCCTTCCTGCCGCCCGAGCCAGTCAGAGCGACGCTTGCCGTGTGCGCCGGAAGCCGGACGTCCGATCATGCCGGCAGGCGCGTCCGTGCCGGTGGGGACGCCGACCTGCGCTTCCAGATCAGCCCATGTCGCCTCGGACCAGCGATCCGCGCCCGCGATCCAGGCGGCGGCGCGGGCGTAGATCCGGCAGTCCAGCGCCTCGTTGCGCTCTCGGAGCTTCTGCCATTCGAGCTTCGCGAAGCCGCGACGGTTGCGGACCGTCACCAGCTGCTCGGCCGTCAGTTGGCGGAGCCACTCGGTGTCGACCCAACCAGGCAGATGCACCGTACCGGGCGCGAACGCCGCACCGTCTCCAAGTTCTTCCATTGTCGGCCAGCCCAGCCGCAGGAAGCGGTAGGTCTCGGCCTTGAAGGTCGATGTGGCGACCGTCCACAGACGCGCGCCCCGACGTAGCCGCTTCCCTCCTGCGGTAGCGTCCACGAAGGTCGGGCCCGAGACCGGGCTCGACCGGTTGAAGCCTTCTAGCCCCTTGACCGGGGCGACCTGCGTAAAGCCGGCCGAGCGCGCCCAGCCATAGACCGCCGCCGCCTCGTACCCGGTGTCGATGGCAAGCCGTGCAAGGCCCAGATCCGCCCCGCCCGCATGCCGCCAGATGCGGCCCAGCAGATCGGTCAATGAGTCCCAGCTTTCCGGGTGTGCCGGTCCGCCTTCGATCACAACATGATCGACGAGCCAGCTTTCCAGCCCGCGGCCCCAGGCCCAGACATCGACCTCGATCCGGTCCTTCTGCACGTCGGCGCCTGCGGTCAGGAACAGCCCTCCCGCCGGGACCGTGCCGGCCGGCCAGTCCTCCCGCCGCTCGGCGATCCGCTGCCAGTCCGGCGCGTCGCCGGTCTCGATCCAGGTCTCGCCGAGCACGGTGTTGCGGAACACCCGCTCGGCCTCATCCGAGCCTGCCGCTACCTCCTTATCGCGCGCGATATCGGCCCAGCTCTTCCACCCCGGCGGCGAATAGAGTGCCGAGAGATGAAACCCCACCGTTCGCGCATCGCGAGGCTCGGCAGTGGCCCGCCATTCGCCTGCGGCCAACATCGCGGGCTTGTGGTGCTCAGCGATCGGCTTCTCGCAAGCATCGCAGTGATAGGCCGTGGTCTCCGGCTTGCCCCTGTCCCAGCGCAGCCGCTCGAACCGCAGCCACTGCATCGCAGCGCAATGCGGGCACGGCACGAAGAACCGCCGCTGATCGCTCGCCTCGTATTCCCGCTCGATCCGGCTCACCCCGCGGATCGTCGGGGTCGAGACCAGGAACACCTTGCGCCGATGCGCGAAGGTCAGCGAGCGCGCCTCGGCAAGACCTACCGGGTCGCCTTCCTCATCGGCCGAAGCCGGGTAGGCATCCACCTCGTCGAGGAAGACGTAGCGCGCCGGCATCGAGCGCAGCCCCACGGCCGAGTTGGCGCCGGTCAGCACCAGAACGCCGCCTGGAAAATCCTTGGACAGCTGTGTGTTGCCACTGTCGCGCGCCCGCGCCGGGCGGACGCGATCCCGCAGCGCCGGGCTCTCCTCGATCAGCGGATCGATGCGCTGGCGCGAGTTGCGCTTGGCCAGTTCCACCGTCGGCTGGACCGCGAGCATCGGTCCCGGCGCGTGATGCACCACGAAGCCGATCCAGTTGTTACCGGCCTCCGTGGCGCCCACCTGCGCGGCCTTCATGAACACGACCCGCTGCGCCGGATGGCTCGGCGAGAGCGCGTCCATGATCGCGCGCATGTAGGGCGTGCGCCCGGTCCGGTACCGGCCGGGCTCGGCGCTCGCGCGCGAGCTCAGCCAGCGATGCGCATCCGACCATTCCGAAACGGTCAGCCAGGGATCGGGCGTGAGCCCGCGTCCCCAGGCCCGGAGCAGATCTTCAGCGCCGTCGAACCGCGTGACCTCGTCAGAAGGCGATTCGGGGCTGGACGAGTTCCTCGAGATGGGCGCGGACATGGGCCTCCAGAACCTTCTGCATGGCCGCTGTCTCCACCCCCAGCTCCGCCGCCATCAGCGCGGCGACCCGCGCCGGCCAGTTGACCCACGCGTCGCGTTCCTCGCGCGCGAGCCGGAAGACCAGCGCCGTGGCGCGGTCGCGGTCAACGAGCTCGCCCTTCAGCCTGGCCAGCCGGATACGCCGCTCCTGCGCCTTCAGCACCTCATGCGCCGTCTTCGCCTGCAGGAAGGTCGTGCCACCGCCCGTCACGGGCGCATTCATTCCCTGTTCCTTGAGCGTGTCGCCCACTGCCGAGACCGCCGCCTCCGGCACCGGTTTCATTCCGGATTTCGCCGCGCCCTTCGGCCGGCTCTTCGACGGATCGGTGGTTCCGGCACGCCTGGCATCGCTCGCCGCCGCATCGATCGAGCCGTCGGCATGCAGGACCAACCGGCCGGTGGCCTTCGCCTTCTGGATCGCGCCCCGCGACAGCCCGACATGGGCGGCGTACTGGCGCTCGCTCAGGCCCTGCATTGGAAACCATGATTATGCTTCAGAATCATGTGCTTATTGAGTTGATAAGCAAACCGGACAGAGCGAACGTGGTTTTCAGAGAAACGCTGAAACCGGACACGAGAAACCACCATGATGACCAGCATCAACCCGCTCACCACCCCGCGCCACCAGATCCGCGACGAGAAGGATCAGCGGAACAGGGAAGCCGCCCTCAACGCCTTCATCGGCAAGAAGGCCGAGATTGACGAGATGCTCACCCGGCTGCAGGCGCTGAGCGAGGACCACTTCAACGCCCACCCCGACGAGATCAACTGGAGCAACGTCGGCACCCTCGAACATTACGCCAGCCTCCTGAAGCGCATCACCGACAGCGCATTCCGCGAGGGCGAACACGCCAAGTGAACTCCGGCCCAGCCGGAACTCCCGCCGCGCGCCCTGCGCGGCTCGGGGTCGTAGAAGGCTCGCGACGGTCGCAGCCCGAACAAGGAGACCCCAGATGACCAAGCTTTCCGACACTCAGCTCGTGATCCTCAGCGCCGCCGCGCAGCGCGATGACCGCAACGCCCTGCCGCTCCCGGGCTCGCTCCGAGGCGGCGCAGCCGCCAAGGTAGCCGGCGCGCTCATCTCCCGCGGGCTGATCGCCGAGACGGTGACCGAAAGCCAGACCAAGGCCGATCCGGCGCTCAACCGCTTCTGGCGCAACGACGAGGACGGCCGCGCCACCCTCCTGCAAATTACGGAAGCAGGCCTTGCCGCCATCGGGATTGAGACGGAAGATACCGGCAGCACGCCCACGGACGCGACCCAGACGCCGGCCAACAACGCCGCACCTGACGCCGCCGGATCCACGATACCCGCGCCCAAGGCGCGGACAGCGCGCGAGGGCACCAAGCAGGCGCTGCTGATCGAGATGCTCCGTGCCGAGAACGGTGCGACCATCGCCGAGATCGTCGAAGCCACAGGCTGGCAACCGCACACGGTGCGGGGCGCGATGGCGGGGGGGCTGAAGAAGCGCCTCGGTCTTGCGATCACGTCGGACAAGGTCGAAGGTAGAGGAAGGGTCTACAAGCTGACCAACTAAAAACCTGCATCCCCTGCAGGCTTTGACTATGCTGCTTTGCGGAGGATCACATGGATTTCCTGAAGCCGCAAAGCAGCGCAGTCATTTTCGGCTTCGACTCGGCGTGGACAGATGCTCCGAAGGCACCGGGCGCGATCTGCGCTGTCGCTTTTGATGACCAGGGCCAAGTCCAGTTCCACGAACCTCGGCTAGTTTCATTCGCGGGGGCTCGTACTTTCATTGATGCGCTCCGCAAGGATTTCGCTGTCAGTCTTGTTGCACTCGATCAGCCAACTGTCGTGCCCAATATCTCCGGCAGTCGTCCGGTCGACAAAGTTGCTGCGTCCCTGATCTCGTTCATCGGCGGAGGCGTTCAGCCGGCCAACCGCAGCAAAATCGGCATGTTCTGCGACGATGCGCCGATATGGTCGTTCCTCTCCGACCTCGATGCGACGGAGGATCCGGTTCAAGCGCGCACGGCACCTGCCGGGCACTTCCTCATCGAAGTTTTTCCGGCATTGGCTCTACCCGCTTTCGAGGACGGCTTTGCTGAGCGGCTTCGTGCACCGAAGTACAATCCAAAGAACGTGAAGAAATTTCGCATTGATGACTGGAAGGCGGTGACGCGTGTTACCCAGCTAAACGGAGAACGCTTAGGGGTAAGCGGCCTTGCCGACTGGGCTCGCCACATGCATGACGTCGCCAGACCTCGGAAGTCCGACCAGGACAAGCTTGATGCAGTCATATGCGCGCTGATCGGATTGACCTGGCGAGCGGATCACGCGGCGCGTTCAATCATGTTGGGCGATGTTAAGAATGGTTACATGATAACCCCGATCTCAGAGTCGACGCGTCCGAGGCTCGAACAAGCAGCAATACGACACCGTGTGCCAATAATGCTGATGCTCCAAGCCTAGCATCTCAACCGGATTGCCTCGAACAGCCGACGTAACGCGAACGATCGCGCGATGCTCACCACGGTGAACACCGCCCCCATCTTCAGATTCTGTACCAGCGTCGTCTGCAGCCCGAAGACCGGGAAGATCAGGATCTGGGTGACGACGGCAACGCCGAAGCCCACGGCGACGTTCGCGACGGCCTCGACGAGCGACATGATACGCGACTGCTTCATGCGGCGTCTGCCGCATCGGATTCACCCAGCCTCTCCTCGCGCGCCTCGGAGAAAGTCCGACCGTCGCCATCGAGGATGGCATCGCGGCCGGTCGCGGCCTGCCAACGTTCCACGGCGACATCGATATAGGCCGGGCTGATCTCCATCGCATAGACGCGACGGCCATTGGCTTCGCCGGCCATGATCTGCGACCCCGAACCGGAAAAAGGCTCGTAACAAAGCCCGCCGCGCGCCACATGCTGGCGCATCGGGATGCCGAACACATCGAGCGGTTTCGGCGTCGGGTGGTCGGGGCGGTCGTCCTTCGCGAAGCTCGGGAGCGGCCAGGTGGATGCGAGGGTCTCTTCTGCCACTTTGGGCGGGCGCTTGCCCTTCACCCAACCCATGAAGCAGGGCTCGTGCTTCCAGAGGTAGTGCGACCGGGTCAGGACGCCACGGTCCTTCACCCATATGATCTGCTGGTGGACGAAGGCGCCAGCTTTCTCCCAGCAGGCCTCGAGCATCGCCTGGCGGCGCGAGGCGTGCCAGCAATACCAGGCTGCATCCTCGGCGATGGCCTCGGCAACAGCCGCCGCGATGAAGCCGTCGTAGAGCTCCGCGCCCTGCGAACTGTCGTCCCATGACACGCCATAGGACTGCGACCAGTCCTTGTTGCGCGTGGGATGGTTCGAGCCGTCGTAGTCGACCAGATAGGGCGGGTCGGTAGCGAACAGGATGGCGCGTTCGCCATTCATCAGACGGCGCACATCGGCCGCGCTGGTGCTGTCGCCGCACAGCAATCGATGATCCCCGAGGATCCAGAGATCGCCCGTCCGCGACGCCGGGTTGCGTGGCGGCTCGGGGATGGTCACCGGCGGCACGGAGGCCCCGACGCCGCCTTCTTCACCGTCGTCTTCCGCGACGTAGGCCAGCAGCTTGTCCAACTCGCCGTCGGAGAAACCGACCAGCGAGAGTTCGAAATCCTCGGCCAGGAGGTCGTTCAGTTCCGCCGACAGCAGCGCCTCGTCCCAGGTGCCGAGTTCGGTCAGCTTGTTGTCCGCGATGCGGTAGGCCCTCCGCTGCGCCTCGGTCAGATGTCCGAGCACTATCACCGGCGCTTCGGTCAGGCCGAGCTTTGTCGCAGCGAGCACGCGCCCATGGCCCGCGATCAACTCGCCGTCATCGGCCACAAGGCACGGCACCGTCCAGCCAAACTCGGCCATGCTGGCGGCGATCTTCGTCACCTGGTCCGCCCCGTGCACCTTTGCGTTCTTCGCATAGGGCTGGAGCCTTGCCAGCGGCCACATCTCGATCGCCTCCGGGGCAAAGCTCAGCGTCATGGCGGACAAGGTTCCTTGGTCGGGTGGATACCCAGTGGCTTCTGGACTCCGGATGTCGCGCTGGACTCCACGCGGGGTCCAACGGCCAACAGCGTGTCCAGCAGAACGGTTTGTATTTATTGAGACTTGGACAGCATGCAGGTGGAACCGGCTTCCGGGTGGCTTCCCAAAAATCCGGCCCTGTCGCTGGCGATGTGCCGCGCTGAGCCCTCCCGAATACAGAGTCGCCAGGAAGGACCCGGAAACTGCCGCAGATTGACCTACGGCAGATGCTCGCTGGATGCAAAAGGTCAGAGACAATCCGCAAAGCAAAGGGGAGAGCGAGCTTCTCAGCACACTCTCCCTACAATGCCTTCAGAATAGATTGATCCTGTTGCAAGTGTCCAAGGAAAAAATGTTGCAACACATTGGACTTATTGCGCATTCAGCCGCGCCGCGATCTTGGTCAGCGCCAGCTGCCAGCGCCGCCACGCCGTGGTGCGGTCGCATCCGAGCTCGCCGCTGATCTGCTTCCACGGCACTCGGGCGGCGCGCGACCAGACCAGCCGGCGCTCCTCCTCGTTGACCCAGAGCGCCCAGTTGAAGGTCTGCTCGAGCCGGGTGATTGCTGCGGCCGAAGGACAGATACGCATCGGCTGCGGCTCCATCATCGCGATCTCGCGGTCAGTGCGCACGATGTCGGGCCATGTGTTGAAATAGCCCCGCACCTTGACAGGCGGCAGCTTTCGCAGGGTACGGAACGCCTCTTCGAAATGATCGGCTACGCAGTCGGCGGTCCATTCGCGATCAGCCATGGCGCGCCTCCTTAGCCGAGGGACGTGGGCCGTAGAGCTTCTCGCCCAGCTGCCGGACCAGTTCGCGTTCGGGCCAGGTAAGGCGGCCGTCGTCGGCCGAGACGGCGAGAACGCCTTGTTCATGCCAGCCCTCGCGCTTGACCTGCTCGGGGTCACGGCGCTGGCCACCATAGCCTTTCGGGAACCACCTCATGCGACACCTCCCTTCGTCTCGATCGCCCAGAGCAGGATGGCGATGGCATCCGCCTCGTTGTCGTCGGCCGGGTTGAAACCGCGGGCGCGAACGGCGACGACCATGGTGGCCTTATCAGCGTTGCCCTTACCGGCGGCATGGCGCTTGATCGTCCCGACAGGGACGCCCTGGTAGGAGATACCGCGCAGCTCGGCCCATCCGGTCAGCGTGGCCATGAGCCCGCCATAGATGTGGCTCGCGTCGGTGCCGACGTGGCGGCGCACCTCCTCGAACCAGATCGCGGCAATGGGTCCCGACAGCCGGTCGATCTCGGTAAGCCAGTTCGTGAAACGCAGATAACGCATCCCACCGCCGTCGAAGCGGCCGGGGCGCAGCGAGACGGTGCCGCTGGTGATTTGGCCGTCATGGCCGCGCATCGCCCAACCGGTCGTGGTGCCGAGGTCGAGCGCGAGGATGCATTGGTTGCGGCGGGCGTCGAGCGGCAGCGATTCAAACCTTGCGCCGTCGCAATTGGGGATCAGAGTCGGCTGAGCCATGATGGGTCTCCTTTGCCGGTGGCCTGTGGTGGTGGAAGACAACGGCGGTCTGGTGCTTGGCGGTACGGTGCCGCCGTCGTCGGATGGGGAAAGCACAACAGGCCGTCACGGCGGTGCGCGCGGCTGGCCCGGACGTATGGGAGGAGTGGGCAACCCTGTGGGGTGGCCCTCCCATACGTAGTATGGGGGTTTGACACCTAACTGTTCCGAGGCGTTCAAGTGGCTGAAATCATTGCGGAATAAGACTTCATGAAGTCTTCGGGCATGAGTCAGGGACCTGACTCTTATTTGCCCGTAATCTATTGATTTCATTGAGTAAACAGTTCGCGCCGTCATATGAGTCAGGCCTCACTCATATGAGTTAGGTCGTCCTCGAGCCCCTCCGGGTAGACCCAGACGGCAGGGTTTTCGACCTGCAGGCAGAGCCCGGATTGGGGGCACTTGAAGTGGCTGGGCAGGACCGGACGGGCGGTTGTGTTGACCTCGCCGGTGTCCGGATCGACCTCCTCGACGGGCGCGCCGAACTGCATGCCCTCGACGCAGAGGTAGCCGAACCGCGACCGGGTGACGGGGAAGCCGAACCCCGAGGGGTCGCGCAGGAACTTCACGAAGCCCTTGGTTGCCAGCACGCTGAGGCGCTCGCGGATCGTGTGCTTGCTGCCCAGACCGCCCCGGTTCTCGAAGGTCTCGGCGAACTGCATGGCGGTGTAGAGGCGCTCGCTGGCCGCCTCATCAAGCAGCATGCCGAGGATGACATCGTGTTTGCGCAGCCGCTCGGCATCGAGCCTGGCGCCGACCTCCTTGCGCACCAGACGCTCGTTCAGTGGGTTCAGCTCGACCCATTCGCCCTTCTCCTTGTCGATCAGCTTCCCAGGCAGCGCAGGGCCGTTCCGCAGCTCGATTTCCAGCCTGCGGACGGTGCTGTCATCGTCGGGCCGGTGCATGAGCAGCCCCGAGGTATAGAAACCGCGCAGCGCGCTTGCGCCGGAGAGCGCGAGGAAGGGATCGTCCTTGACCTGATGCCTGGTGGCCTTGCGGGTGTGGTGGGCGAGGATGACGCCCGCGTCCGGATTGACGGCATCGCGGAGAAGCTCCACCCGGTCCTTAAGGAAGAACATCATGGCGCTGTTGTCGTTTTCGCCTCCGCCCTCGGGGCCGCCATCGAACAGGTTGCGGATCGGGTCGATGACGATGATGTCGGGCAGTGCGTCGGGGAATGCGGCCCGGATCGCCTCGGCCACGCGGGCGACGCCCTCCGCGTCGAGCAGCAGCTTCAGCTTCGGCGTGGCGACGAAGGTGTCGCGCGCGGCGGCGATCACGGCGGCAGACAGCGCGATCTGCTGCATGCGCTCGCGCAGATAGTGATACTGGATCTCGGCCTGCAGGTAGAATACGCGCAGCGGCCGGGGCGGCGTGAACCCGAGGAACGGCACGCCTGCCGCCATGTGCACGAGCCAGGAGATCAGGAAGTCGCTCTTGCCGACCTTGGGCGCGCCGCCCAGCACCAGGAGCCCGCCCGGCGTCAGCACCCGCGGCCCGATGATGTCCTCCGGCATCGGACTGGTGTCGTCGAGCAGCGCGCCGAGGCTGAAGGTCTGCAGCGGGCTGGCCGGGGCGTGGACATGGGCTGCGCGCAGGAGCGGCGGACCGTTGCGCTTCACATGCAGCGCCCAGAGCCGTTCCGCTTCGGCCTGTAGCCGATCGAGCGGCCAGGACGGGCGCAGCATGGCGGTGTTGTAGCCGCAGATCGCCTCCCAGCCCGTGAAGGGGTCGAGGCGGCCCTCGTGAACCAGGCGGATGTAATGGCCGATGGCGGCGCTGGCTCCCTGGAACCGGGACCACTCATCAACCGCGCCCTCGCGCACCGGCGTGGTGAGCACCGCGTCGATGCCGGGCTTGGCCTGCGGGGCCGAGACGTCGCTGGCGAAGCCCACGCCGGGAAGCGGCGGCATCGCGGCGACTTGTTCGGCGAACTCCGCAAGGTCCGCCTCGACCGCGCGATATTCACGGATCTGCACGAGGCGTTGATGACCATGCTTGTGATAGACGGTGCCCGGCACCCGAATCGGCTGGTGTGCCGAGCGGAAATGGGTATCGCCGCCGACCTTCACGGCGATCTCGCCCCGCAGGCGGCAGAGGGTGGCCAGCTCTTCGCTCTCGGCGGGTTCGGTCAGTTTCCACCAGACATGTAGCTTCGCCGCCCCCTCGGGCGTGCGCCCGCCGCTTTCGATGATGAGCGTCGGCGGGCCGAGGTGGCGGGTGACATGGTCCAACTTCGCCGGGATGTCGCCCGCGTCGAGATCGACGACGATGGCCTGCATCTGCAACACGTCGGCGGCTCGGGCCTGACCCTGTTCGGCGACCGTGCCGGGGATGACATAGACCGCCGCCCCCTCGCGGTTCGCCCACGCGGCGAAGGTCGCGAGTTTCCCTGGTGCGGTGTCGTCGGCCGCGATCCAGATGTTGTGCGGCTTGCCGTCCCGGCCCTGACCCTTGTCGACGAAGCCGCGAAGCGGGATCAGCCCCTCGCACCAGCTGAAGACCGTGTCGAGAAAGAGGGCGATCTGCTCGGGATCGGAATCGCAGCCGAACGGGTTCTCGGATGGCGGCCCATCGTTGAAGTCCATCCACGGGTTGAAATGCAGGATGCCGTCGTCGCTCATGGCTCGAGCCTCCAGCAGCGCTCGAGCCATGAGCAGAAGCGGCACTCGAAGTAATCGGGCGTGGTGGCGACGCGCGGCAGGACTTCGCCCGCATCGGTCGCCTGCAGGATCCGGACACCGCGGTCGGACATGCGCTGCGCGAGATTGGCGTCGAAGGGGACGAGCTCGTGGTGGAGCTCGGCCGTGTCCTTGTTGATCGCGGTGAAGAGCGCGGGCGCATCCGAGAGTCCGGGGACTGTCCCCTCCATGTAGGCCTGGTAGAGCGCGATCTGGGCGGCGTAGACCGGCTTAGACTTCGTGATGCCGTCCTTCACGCAGGCGCGCCAGTTCTTCGCGTTCATCGTCTTGCATTCCCAGAGAGCGGGAACGGCGAGACCGAGGTCCTCGGGTCCGGTAGCGATGATGCCGTCGACATGACCGCGGATGCGCCCGCCGGCGACGGAGAAGCCGAACTGGCCGCCATCGGGCCGGTTGCCCCTGCGCGTGTAGAGGTCGAAGCCCGCGTCGCGCAGCCAGGCGACCGCCAGATCCTCGAGCGCGTGGCCGATAGCGAAAATGCGCAGCGACTGGCCCGAGAAGTCCTTGCCCTCGTCCTTCGGTGTCGCCGTGAACTCGAACTGCAGGGCGCGCTCGCAGGCATGGCCGAGGCGGGATCCGCCAAGGTAATCGCGGCGCGGCCGCATGGCCTGATCGGCGGTGAGCGCCCGATCCACGGCAGCATTGACCCGTTCGGCGAAGCTGGGCCGGTGATTGTAATCGAGGGTCAAAACGGCACCTCCGCCGTCTGCACCCAGGCGATGTCGGACATGGCCTCACGGAAGCCCTCGACGGCTTCCTCGATCAGCGCGCGCACCTGTGCCTCGGTCAGTTCGGACAGCGGGGTGGCCCAGCCGATCTCGTCCATCAGCAGCGCCACGCGCTGCATGGTGGCGGTGATCGCGGCGCGTTCTTCCTCGGTCAGGTCAACCATGGCGAAACCCTCCCGTGCCAAACGCGTCCAGAAGGACTGGCAGGGAATCGAGCAGAACCAGACCGGCGGCCGGGGTCGTTTCGACCGGCGCGGATCGAACCAGCCAAAACCACGGGTGGGTTGCCGGCAGACAGCACAGAGCATTCCACGCGGATACCAGAGCCGCCACCGGTCCGCGGCGATGGTGGGGGTGGCAGGTGTCATCGATCATGCCGCCCTCCGTTCGGGGCTTGCGGCCGTGTCGATCAGCTGCCGGATGGCGCGCTTGTTGAAACCGAAGGTCATCAGCGCCGAGGCGCGATAACGCGTCAGACCGAAGTCGTGCCGGCACTCGGGCGGCAGGTACTGGAGCTGTTTCTCGGTCGGCGGCTGGCGTAGCCAGGAGCGGGTCTTGAAGGCGCTCTCGTCGGTCTCGTGGGTATTCAGCCAGTCGTCGGCCTGCGCCAGGCAGACGGTGCGCTCGCCGACACCCAGCAGATGCGGACGTTCGCCCTTCGCGCCACCGATGGCATACCAGATTCCGTCCATCCAGAAGATACCACCCCAGGCTGCGAAGCCCGCCGCCATCAGCGCGTCGTCCGTGCCGAAAAGGTCGACCCAGGCGAAGCTGGACCGCTTCAGCAAGTCGATCTCGGTCATCATGAAGCCCGAGAGCGGCGCCGTGCCCCCGCCCTCGCCAACGCCCTCACGCGGGAAAACCTCGCCGCAGAGCGGGCACTCGGTGGTGGCGAGCGGAATCTCCGCCGCGCAGGCCGGGCAGGTCTTTGTCGGCGCCTCGCCGGTCTCGGCCCTGCCGTCGAGATCGACGTCCTGCTCCAGCGTGCCGTGGATCAGACTCGACGTCCCGAAATCGAGGATGATGCAGTCGGTCTTGACGATGCCGGGGTATTCCTCGGGATCGACGGTGCGCAGGCCGCGCCCGACCATCTGGATCATGGTGGACTTGTAGGAGCTGGGACGCAGCAGCACGACGCAGGATGTGGGCGGGTGGTCCCAGCCTTCGGTCAGCACAGCCACATTGACGACGACGCGGATGTCGCCCGCCGCGTAGCTGGCCAGAAGCGCTTTCCGCGTCTCGGCCTCCAGATCGCCATGGATCAGCGCGGCGGAAACGCCCGCCGCCTTGAACGCCTCGGTGACGTGTTCGGCGTGGGCGACGGTGGAGCAGAACACCACGGTCTGCCGGTCGCCTGCCTTCTCCTTCCAGTGCCGGATCACCTCGTCAGTGACCGGCGCGCGGTCCATGATGCCCGCCACCTCCGCCATGTCGAAATCCGACATCGTCCTGCGGACCGAGCGCAGCTCGTCCTGCACACCGACATCGATGACAAAGGTGCGCGGAGGAACGAGGTGACCGGAAGCAACCATCTCACCCAGTCGCACCTGGTCCGCGACATTGTCGAAGACCTCGCGCAAGCCCCTCCGGTCACCCCGGTTCGGCGTCGCCGTGACCCCGAAGACCCGCACGTCGGGATTGGCCTCGCGCACCCGGCCGATGATGCGGCGATAGCTGTCGGCGACGGCATGGTGTGCCTCATCGACGACCAGCAGGTCGAGACGCGGCATGTCGGCGAGGTTCGGGGCGCGCGCCAGCGTCGGCACCATGGCGAAGGCTACCTGGCCCTTCCAGCTCTTCTCGGTGGCGTCGATGACAGAGGTCGACATGCCCGGCACCACGCGCTGGAAGCGGGCACGGTTCTGTGCCGTCAGTTCGTCGCGGTGCGCCAGCACGCAGGCCCTGGCGCCGCTGCTGATCGTCTCGCCGGCAACCGCCGAAAGCATGACGGTCTTGCCCGCGCCCGTAGGCGCCACGCCCAGCGTATTGTCGCGGGAAGCGAGTGCAGCAACGCAGCGCTCGACGAACACCTTCTGACGGGGGCGCAGACGCATGGCTGGGTTCTCCTTACTGCGCCCAGCTCGGGCGACCGGCTGCACCTTGCACAGGCTCGATCTGGCTGGGCTGGGAGGTCGCCGCAACCTGCGGGGCGCTACCCTGCGCCGGGGCGGCAGAGAACTGAGGCGCGACCGCGCCCATCAGCGCGGCATAGTCGCGGTGATCGGGCGTGACCGCGGCACGGATCTCGTTCTTGTCTTCCCCATTGGTGTCCTGGCCGATGTCAATACGGGCGATGAAGTCGATCCCGTCGAGATCGCCGAAGCCGTTGATGCGGCGGCGCGCCTGCGCCTCAGGCGAGTTATCCTTGTCGGACACGCCGCGCGCCGAGTTGAGGATTCCGCGGATCAGGCCGCGCCCCATGTTGGCCCAGTCCGGGCCCTTGGGGCTGTACAGGCCGATGAGCGACCAGATCTTGCGCCGGGCGTATGGCCCCTCAAGCACCGTATACTCGGCGTCGAGATAGACGGCGCCGGTAGCGGCGCGGCGCGCCCAGCCGCCGGTCCAGCCCTGCGAGGCGTCGTCGTAGCCGCCGGGGCGGAGCGTCAGGCGCACCTTGGCGAGCGTGCCCTTCGGGATGACATTGGCGTTAGATTGCGCGGAGTTGAAGTCGTTCCAGGGTCCGGACATTGCGCGGCTCCTTTCAGTTGCAGGATCGGACGCGCAGCGGCGTCAGAGGGGAAAAGCCAACCCGGCGACCGGATCGGGACACCGGGCGTGGCGAGAGGCGCTCAGCCATGACTGGGCTCCTCAGCGGGCGCGGGATCGGCGGGCGTCACCGGCGGCCAGGTCAGGCGTTCGGAGGCTGGCGCCGCGGGGCGCTGGATCTTCTCCATCAGCCGGCCGAGATGCGGCGGCTCGACCATGTCGAGACGGCCGGAGCGGTCCTTGGCCGGATAGCCCCAGGGATTCAGCGTCTGGCAGACGAAGGCGCGCTGCGGCTGGCCGCCGGGGTCCGGGATGTCGGCCATGGTGATGACCTGATCGACGATTCCGGGCAGTTCGAGCCCGGTCTTCGAGCCGTCGATCTGCGGCTGGAACACCTTGCGATTGAAGTCGTCGAGCCGCTCGTCGAGGATGCCCACGAACCAGACATGCTTCCCGCGCGTGTGCTGCAGGTGGGTCAGCCAGCCGATCATCTCGCGGCCATGCAGCCCGTAGGCGCCGCGAATGTCGGGCTTGCCGGTCTTCTCCGAGAATGCCTCGGGCTGGCCACGGCACCACTGAAAGCAGAGCCGCCCAGCCACGGTGATCGAGTCGATGAAGACGGCCTCGTACTTTCCGATCACCGTCGGGTCGCCGTAGCGCCCGCAGACCTCGTCGAAATGCGCCTGGCTATAGGGCTGCTCCTCGCGCAGCGCCGGATTCGGCCCGCCGATGAACACCGCGAAATCCCGGCATTCCTTCCAGGTGCGAGGCCGGAGCGTGTCGATCTCCAGCCCCTCGACCGCCAGATCGCCGGCCTCGAGATCGAGGAAAAGCGTGGTCGAGGCGTTCAACGTCCAAAGCAGGCTGGTCTTGCCGATGCCGGACCGGCCGAAGATCACACCCTTGATGCCCTTGCGCTGCGCGAGCCGTTCGTCGGCGCCGATGATGGGAAGGGCCATCACTGGCCCTCCTTGTTCTGCACTGCTGGCGCGGCGCGGTCAGAGCCGATGCACCCCGCCTCGCGGGCGAGCTTGTAGAGCCGCTGGAGCGCGGCGGAGCGGCGATAGGCTGCAGAGCATTCCTGTTCTGCCGCGATGATTCCGAAGGCGATTTCGTCGACGGTCGCCTCCACGACCTGCAACGGCGCGCGCGCTTCACCGCCGGGCTGTTGCGCAAGGATGATGGTTTCGGGAAGATCCTCGAGCGCATGGTGCGCCTGGCGAAGACGCATGATGTCATCCGGTTGGTCCGGCATGGCTTTTCTCCCTGAGATGAAATGATCGAAAAAACCCATCACGCCGCTTTCCTCGCGTCGGGCGCGGGATCGGCGACATAGATCGCCAGCAGCGGCGTCCCATCCGCATGGGTACCGGCGTCCTCGATCTGGTAGCTGCGGTTGGGCTCGCAGACCTCGGTCAGTTCCCAGCGTCGGTAGAGCCCCGGGAGCCGCCGGAAGTCCTCAAGTGACAGGTCGGCAGTACGGTTCATGCGTGTCTGCTTTCGGTTGGAGTGAAGGCGCTCCAGGCACTCGAACTGGAAAAGCCGTCGGTGGAACCGGATCGGGACATCGGCTCAGTGGATTTCCTGAAAGGCGGCGCGCAGCCTGCGCATGGCGCGCTGGTATCGCTTGCGGGCGGCTACCTCGGTCAGACCGAGCTCGACAGCCACCTCGACCTGCGAGAAGCCCTCGATCGCCACACGGATCACCAGCAAGGCATCCGTGCCGAGCAGCTTGTGCAGATCGTTCTGCAGGTGTGTGGCTTCCGGAGCGGGCTGTCCGCCGATCAGATCGGTGCACATGTCGTCGGGTTCGACGTCGCTGGCGAGGCGTTCACGCGCCACTTCGCGCTGGCGCGCGCGGACGATGTCGCGCTCGACGTTGCGCAGGATCGTGGCCGCAATCCAGTTGACGCGGCCGAGGTCGAGGCCACGGACCGCTTCTACCGTGCGCGCCAGAAGATCGGAGGGGATCTCGTCGGCAGGACCGATCCTGCGCCAGATCGACCGGCGCCGGATGGCGTCGAGGCCGGGCCAGAGCGCCAGCAGCAAGATCGTCAGCGCGCAGTCGGACGCGGGCCCGTCGCCCTGCGCCGCCTCGACGAGGGCCGCGAGGATGAGGTTCTTCCGGCCTTGATCGCCTTGGGTGCGGTGCAGCCCATCCAGCAGGGCCGCCGGATCCCGGAACGGCACGAGCACGGCTTGATCGCGCCGTATGACATCGAAGCTACGCTGGAAGTGAAGGTTGGTGGATGAATGCATGAGATGCTCACGAATCTTGTGCCACGCGAAGGACATCGGACGCCTGCCTTGCGGCCAGGCGTCCGGCGCCTTCTGGTGGCCAAGTCAGGACGTCGCGCGTCTCTGCTGTTTCGGGGGGTAGGTGAATGCGCGCGTCAGCGCGCGGGCGCGGTCGCGTGGTTCAGCGTGCCGCAGCCGCGGCAGGTGGCCTGAACCGGAAAGCCCACGAGATACTCGTGCCCCCGCGCGAAGCGCAGGTGCATGCGGCCGTCCCGGCAGACGCCGAGCAGCTTGTCACAGCGCGTGCAGCGCCATTCCGAGTTGTGGGTGGTGGGCTTGGTCGTCGCTGCGCCGGACCAGCTCGTCTGGGCTGCCTGGCGCGGGGGGAAGGGAGTCGGCATCGAAGTGCTCCTCTGATGTGGAGCCCTTCCAATAATCAGCGGTTTGTTAGACCGTCCCGCCCGAAACCCTAGATGAACTCTAGATCACGCGGTGTCGGTCGCCTCGCCGAGACGCCAATAGCGATTGCTCGAGCCGTGCCGGATGTAAGTCGGATGAGCCTTCGCCCATGCGCCGGAAGAGAACAGCTGTCTGGGATTGTCAGACCCCATCCCGTCCATCAGCACCTTGGTCAGCCGCTGGCCTGTGCCATCGGTCGCAGCTTCAACAAGGCTTTCGAAGAGTTGGATCTGGCCCGCGCCGTCGAGCGTGAGCGGCTCGAGACCAGGGATGATGAGCGTCGCAGAGCGAGGCGTGTGTCGTACAACCTGAGCGACTTGCGCAGAGGTCGCCAGCGTTCGGTTCGCCTCGAATCGCCGGGCCATTTCCTCTCGGTCCAGATCGCCGAGGCTTCCGTCGTTCAGCAGCAGGTCGCGCAGCGCGATAACGACGTTCGGCCCGAGGAATTGCGGCGGCTCATCGGAAACGGCGAGTACGAGACCGGGGCCCGCTGTATGCCGCGACCGAAGCGCATTCTCGACATTCTCGCGGGCTTTCAGATCGGCAAGGCGGCGCGCCAGGTAAAGCGGGACCTTTCGCTCACCCAGTGCCATCGGCCCAAGCGAGACGACGAACTCGTTGATAGTTTCCATGTTCCTGATGCCGAGAGAGCCAGATATCGCCTTGAGGATAGTTTCGGCGAGCCATGCTCGATCGATCCCGTACTCGATCGCATTGGTGTCGAGACGCAATCCGTCCGCCTCCCCAAAGGAACCGGTTTGTCGAACCGTCCCTGGCTCCGGACCCGTTTGCTGCTCACTTTCGACAACCTCATCGTCATCCTCGGCGAGCCCAATCACCTGCCGCCCTTTGCGGGCAATCAATCGCGCACTCACCAGACGGGCTGGATCGACGCCCGCGGAGTTGAAGAACGCACCTGCAACAGTGTCGCTGGGCAGGTCGTACAGCGACAAAAGAAAGCCGAACCACTGAGCCCGTTCCTGATCGGTGAGCGTCCGCAGGTTCTGCGTAAGACCCCAGTGTTCGAGCAGTCGGAACCCTAGGTCCCGAAGGAACGGATCGCGCATGCTCTGCACGTCCGAACTGCTGCCATCCGAGATCGAGACCCGGAAGGTTCCCTTCTTGCCGTCTGATCGACGGGTGTAACCAATTGCGATGGCGATTTTTGTGAAGCCGAAACTCCGGATCAGGGTGGCTGAATTGGCGACGTATTTCCGGACAACGTCCTCCATCGTGTCTTCTATGGTCACCTTGATGTTCAGCCGCCGGCCCCACGAGCCGAGGCGCACCTCGGCCTCGACTACCGCCGCCAGCGTGATCTCGACATCGTCGAAATCTGGGCGATCCAGATCGAAGGAGGACCTGAAGCGTTCGAGGTTAAACTCTCGGCGGGTCAGCGGCTTGGCCGAAGGCGGGCGCCCTAGAACGACCTCCGCGAAGACTTTGGAGGTTTTTTCGCGAACCTCGCCGCTGGCAGATGCAACCTCGATTTTCTTCAGCTTGGGCGTGTAGATTAGGACAGCCTCGTGTGATGGCCTGTAGTAGTGGACAGTCCAGCCCCCTTCCTCGCGATGATTGTCGATGCTCGACAGGGGCCCGGGATGGCGCAGGGCGACCATGAAGGACGGCGGGTAGTTGGCGGTCTCGGGCAATTCGAGGACGGACGCGGTGACCTTGCCTTTCAGTCCCAGAGCTTCCTGAACAGCGTCACAGAGCTTCTCGTCAGGGATTCCGTCTGTGTCGGCAACAGAAGCGTGGTCGAAGTCCACCTCGCAGCATGTGTAGTACGTCCGCCGTTCTCGATAGCGCCGCGCGGCATAGAAGCTCTGGGCGTCGTGAAAGTGCATCGGGAAGACCGTGCGCATCCAGATGCTCTTACACAGCAGGTCAGGCTGTGACTCAAACTGGTCGTAGTCGACATTCTGCAGCCGTTGGCCCGCAACCGTTTCGAGTGAGGTCGCTCCCTTGTCCTGGCCCATGTCGAGCAGAGCGCCAGCGATGCCTTCAAGTAGCCCGATGATTTCCTTGTCCTCCGAACGCAGGTACGCACTCAGCGCTGCCTTGCCTTGATCATCGGTCGTGCCCTCAGTGATTTCCGGCGGAGCGAGAAGAGTGTCGTCGGGCCGTTTGAAGCTGGCGAGAAACTGCCGGACCAGCGCAGCCGGGGCGCCCTGAAGGATACTCCCGAGGTTCGGTCCGAATTCGCTCTTCCTCCGCGCCATGAACTCACCTCACTGCACTACTGCTCTCGATTGATTCAACCTGAGATAATCATGGACAAATCCCTGATCAGCAAGCCCTGATGTTCTCTTCCTGTTCGCATTTCCGCATCCCGTTCCGCTGAGATGTCCCATCCCGGGCGGCCGGGTGGCTTTTGATCGGTAACGACACCATCGAGAATAGCGACCGAGACATGAAGCGCCCGAACCCGCTCCCTCCCGACCAGATGACGCCCGCAGAGCGCCGCAATGAGCTGTGCGCCTTGCTGGCGCTCGGGCTGGTTCGATTGCGGATGCGGGAGACGGACGAAGTATCTGACGCGACTGGAGAAAGTTGCCTACACTATCCTCTCGACCAATGCCGTCATGCAACTCCAACTCATCGGAGAAATGCATGAACAAGCCTGATCCCATCCCCGCGCGCCTAGCCGCGCTCAAGACCACGTCGACGCCCGACCTGAAGAAACAGTGGCGCGACCTGTTCGACAGCGAGCCGCCGCCGTTCAATCGCCGCTATCTCGAAAGCCGCATCGCCTATCGCATCCAGGAATTCGCCTATGGCGGGCTGAAACCGGAGACGATCCGGCGGCTGGAACGGCTCGGCGAGGAACTGGACGGAGGCGACAAAAAGAAGCGCGGCATGCGTCTCGACCGCGACCGCCCGATCACCGGCACCCGGCTGATCCGCGAGTGGCAGGGTGTCGAGCACATCGTCACGGTTACAGCCGACGGTTACGAATGGCAGGCTCGTCCCTACCAGTCGCTTTCCGCGATTGCCCGTGCCATCACAGGCACCCGCTGGAATGGCTGGGTATTCTTCGGCTTCAAGAACCATAGGCGGCGGACATGACAAGGGCGCCGGAAAAACCAAAGATCCTCCGCAAGCTGCGCTGCGCGGTCTACACCCGAAAATCCTCGGAGGAGGGTCTTGAGCAGGAGTTCAACAGCCTGCACGCCCAGCGCGAGGCCTGCGAAGCGTACATCGCCAGCCAGCGCTCCGAGGGCTGGGTACTGGTCCGTGATCGTTATGACGACGGCGGTATCTCGGGCGGCACGCTGGAACGCCCTGGCCTGGAACGCCTGCTGGCCGACATCGAAGACGGGTTGATCGACGTCGTGGTAGTTTACAAGATCGACCGCCTCAGCCGCTCGCTGGCGGATTTTGCGAAGCTGGTCGAAGTATTCGACCGCAACGGTGTAACCTTCGTCTCGGTCACGCAATCCTTCAACACCACTACGTCGATGGGCCGCCTGACGCTGAACATCCTGCTGAGCTTCGCCCAGTTCGAGCGCGAGGTCACCGCCGAGCGCATCCGAGACAAGGTGGCCGCCAGCCGGAAGAAGGGAATGTGGATGGGCGGCGTCCCGCCCTATGGCTACCGGGTCGAGAACCGGAAGCTGGTACCGGACGACGAGCGCGCCGAACATGTCCGCTGGATATTCGCGCGGTTTCTTGAGATCGGTTCGGGCACCGAACTGGCGCGCGAGGTCGCGACGCGCAATATGCGCACGCCCCGTGGGAACAGCGTCGACAAGAAACATATTTACCGGATGCTGAACAACCGCGCCTACATCGGCGAGGCGGTTCACAAAGGTGACAGCTATCCCGGTGAGCACGATGCCATCATCGATCGCAAGACATGGGACCGCGTCCGCACCATTCTGCAGGAAAGCCCCCGCAGGCGCGCCGCTCGGAGCCGCGCCAATACACCGGCACTGCTGAAAGGCCTACTTTACGGCCCCGATGGCGCAGCCTTTTCTGCCACTCACACCCGAAGGGCCGGCAAGCTATACCGCTATTATGTCAGCCAGACGGTGCTGAAACATGGTGCCGGGTCCTGCCCCGTGGCCCGCGTTCCCGCTGGAGAGATAGAGGCCGTCGTCATCGACCAGCTCCGCGCCGTACTCCGCCAGCCGGAGATCATCGCAGGAACGTGGAAAGTCGCGCGTACACATGCCGGCGACATTGCCGAAGCCGACGCCCGCACGGCGCTGCAGCAAATGGACCTGGTATGGGACAAACTCTTCCCCGCCGAGCAGGCGCGCATCGTGGCGCTGCTGTTGGAACGCGTGGACATCGGCACGGACGGGCTGAACGTCAGGCTCCGCGTGGACGGCCTCGGCGGCCTTGCG